CTTCCACCCGCACCTACCCCGCTGAGCCTCCCTTCCAGGCCCTCGAGGCCCCCCGCCTGGAGTACCGGCAGGTGTTGGACCTGGACCCCAGCCTGCGCGCGGGTCCCGTCCACTACCACCTCCGTCCCTACGGGGGGACCGGGGAATGGGTGAGCGTCCAGGTGGACGCTTCCCAGCCCTTGCGGACGGCCCTGGTGGGGGTAGCCAGGGACCTCCTCCGGCCCCGCCTCGAGTGGCACCTGGCCAGGGCGGTGGAGGAAGGGCGGGTGCGCCCGCCCCTGGGCTACATCCCCATCCTGGAGCAGAACGCTCTGGCCAAGGACGATCCTCTCCCCGCCATCCTCCTGAAGGAGACTCTGGTCCCAAGCGGCTTACCCATAGGGGCGGCCAGAGGGGAGTGGAGGAACCTGGGCAACGGCCGGGCCTACCGGGAGTACGCTTACCGCTACCGGGCCCGGGTGGACCTGCTGATCCTCTCTGAAAACCCCTCGGAGCGCACGGAGCTGGCCAACCTGGTGCACGGGGCGGTTCTGGTGGACCAACCCCTGCTAGAGGACCGGGGCTGGCGGGGCCTCGAGGTGAGCCGCTTCACCCAGATGGCCTTTGACCCCTCCGGCTTCCCCGTCTTTGGGGAAGAGCTTACCGTGGACGGGGAGGTGGAGTTCGTGGTCCGTGAAGAGCTTCGTTACGGGATGCCCGGTGAACCTGAGACCTGGTTTCTCCCCCTGTGACGACTCCTCGGACTGAAGGTCCGGAGGATTACAGCTTTCCCACACCCCCTTTTTTCTCTAACGGCTCCGGCCGTTAGGGTGCTTCCGGTATGGGCAAGCGGACGGAGCAGAACGAGACCGAGGCCGTGGTGGAGGACGGGGAGAAGCTGGCCCTGGAAACCTGGCTGGCGGAGCGGGGTCTCGAGGCCCCCAAGGCAGCCCTGCTCAGGGTCCTCTACCCGGGCCAGAAGCGCACGCGCGAGGAGTGGGAGCGGGCCCTAGAGGAGGCTCTAGCCCGTCCCGTGAAGGTCTAAAAGGAGGGCGCGAATGGGCAAGTTCGGCATCTACTTTGCGGGCAGGGAAATCGTCCTGCCTGGGGTCTATGCCCGGGTGATCGCCGACGGGATGACCCCTGACAGGGGCGTCCCGTCCAGGGCCCTGGCCATCATCGCCCAGGCGGACGGGGGTGAGGCGGGAGGTGTGACCCGGATCACCCGGCCCTCCCAGATTCGGGAGCTCCTGGTGGGGGGCGTGGGGGCCAGGCTTGTGGAGCTGGCCATGATGCCCTCGGGTGAGGTGCAGGGGGCGAACGACATCTACTTCATCCGGGTGGGGGACCCCACCCGGGCTACCCTGAACATCGGGGACGCCACCCTGTACGCCCGGATCGCCGGCAGGGTGGGCAACGCCGTCCGGGCCCGGCGCACGGCGGCTCAGAGCGGGCTTTCTGGAGCCTGGGACCTTTACCTGGAGGACACCCTGCGGGGGCTTACGGAGACCTACCGGGACCTGGGGCCGGTCCTCGAGGTGACTTATGTGGGGGGTGGAAGCCCGCCCACGAGCGTGTCCGTGACCAGCGCATCCGGGGTGGTCACCCTAACCCTGGGGAGCCGCACTTTCACCTCGGAGGCCCTGGGCACCTTGGATCGCCTGGTGGACGCCATCAACGCCACCTCCGACTGGACAGCACGCCTCCTGGGGCCCCTGGTGGGGGTGCGCACCGAGGACCTCCCGGCTCAGACAGTACCCCTATCGGGGAACAAGGCCACCCTCTCCCTAAGGGGCAAGGCGTACGAGTACGCCCTGGCGAACTCCGCCATCGCCTACGCCGCGGCGAGCACGGGCACGCCCGGCGTCCTGGATTGGACCTTCTTCGCCGGCGGCAGCGAGGGGCCGACCCCCACCACAGCGGACTGGCTAAATGCCCTGGCCAGGGCGGAGAACCTGGACGTGCACGGCATTGTCTTGGGAACGGGAGACCTGGCGGTCCTGGCGGCGGCGGCCGGGCACGTAATGGCCATGTCCGATGCCCGGAACCGCAAGGAGCGCCTGCTCTACTGCGGCCCCTCCCTCCAGTCCTCCAAAGCCGCCCTGATGAACGCCGCCAAGGAGCTGGTGCGCGGGATCGGGGGTAGCCGCGTGGTGGTGGTGGCCGCCGAGCCCAAGCTGGTAGACGCCCGCACCAACCGCCTCACCACCTACCCCTCCTACTACACGGCCGCCATGCTGGCGGGGATGAAGGCGGGCAACCGCCCCGAGATGCCCCTCACCTGGAAGGAGCTCGCCATCTTTGGCCTCTCCTACGAGTACACCACCGAGGACCTCGAGGACCTCCTGGAGAATGGGGTGGTCCCCGTCCACTTTGACCCCGGGCGCAACAAGTACGTGGTGACCCAGGGCATCACCTCCTACACCCGGGACGCCAACGTCATCTACCGCAAGATCGCCGGGATGGACATCGCCGACTACCTCAACAAGAAGATCCGCCTCCGCCTCCAGCGGTACATCGGACGGGTGGGGGACCAGCTCACCGTCAAGCAGATACTCAACACCGTGGTGGGGCTTTTGCAGGAGGAGGTCCGGGGACCCAACAATCCCGATGGGGTGCTCACCGACGGCATAGACCCTCAGACTGGCCAGCCCACCCCCGCCTTTAGGAACGTGGAGGTGGTGATGGACGGTTTTGATGCCGTAGGGGTGCGCTACGAAGCCCACCCCGTGGGCGAGATCGCCTACATCCTGGCCACGGCCTACCTCACCCCGGTGAGGATTGTGGGCCGCGCGTAGGAGGTGTGACCTATGGCAGCCATCAATGAGCAGATCACCCGGCACGCCAACCGGTGCCGCCTCATTCTGGACGGCGAGACCATCGCCGAGGGGCTGAACATGACCGTGCAGGAGACGGGCGGCACGCAGGGCATCTACACCGTGGGCTCTGAGTACCCCCACGAGCACGTGCACAACCAGTACGCCGTCAACGTTCAGATCGCCGCCCTCTGGTGGAAGGAAAACGGCCTCGCCCGGCTCTCCGTAGGGGGTGGGGAGCTGGTCCAGCTTCCCCCGGTGGACATCGAGGCCTACGACGAATCCGATGGCAGCGCCCTCTGGGTAGTGCGGACCTGCACCTTCGCCAGCCGGAGCGTGAGCGTGAACGCCAACCAACCCCTGCAGCGGAACGTCCAGCTCATGGGCATCCGTGTGGACGACCTTGGTGGGAGCGGCGGCGGGGGCATATCCGGGGCCATCTAGGCCGGGCTAACCGGGCGGGCGGGGACCCCGCCCGCCTTTCCCTTACGGGCGGTATGGTGAGGGTATGAAGGGCAGCGTTCGGATTCAGCACCCCTCTCCCGACCTCTCCGGGGAAGTGACCTTCCACCTGCCCACCGTCTACGAGCGCATCTCCATCGGGCGCCGTGTGGCCCAACTCTGCGCCCCTGCGCGGTGGGAGGACCTGCCTCCGGACGAGCGGGCTCTGGCCCGGGTAGTAGCCACGCTGGAGTACGTCATCGACACCGCCCCGAAGGGTTTCTACGAAAGCGGCCCCGACGGCAAACCCCGCCTGGCTCCGGGGAAGCTCCTCGAGGTGGACGAGGGGCTGTTGTGGCAGGTGTGGGCCGCCTACGTGGCCCTGGGGGAGCGATTTCGCCAGGATAGAGGAGGCGATGCGGGAGCTCCTGAAGGATCCGGAGGCCAGGATGGTGGCCCGGGCAGCGAAAGCCCTGGGGCGTGATCCCCTCGAGGCCCTAGGCCTCCCTCCCGCGCCCCTAGCGGGGGAAGTGGCCTTACTCGCCCTAGCCCTGGTAGAGCCAGCCTTTGGGGAAAGGTTAGTAGAAGAGGAGGAGGTGCGGGCCTTCCAGGAGGAGATGGCCCGCAAGGACGCCTGGGAGGCCGCTTTACCTGGCGGGAGAGGCTACCGAGGGCCCAGAGGTGAAGCGTGGACCGCAAGGTAGAGATCACCATAGAAGGGCACCTGAGGGCTGAGGTTGATGAGGCCAGCGTGGAGCGGGCCAAGCGGAAGGCCGCCGAGGTGGAGGCGGCGGCCCTCGAGGCGGGCCAGGCCATGGCCCAGGTCCCGACAGAGGTGGCTCAGGCGATAGCTAAGGCGGCGGACGAGCTGGGCCGCCTGAGGCAGCTTTTATCCCCACAAGCGTTTTTGGAGGTTACGAGAGCGGCCCAACAAGCATCAAGGGCAGAACCTCCTCGGATGGAACAACCCCCTAAGGAGGAACCTAAACGGTTGGCCTTTTCCGCAAGGGAAAGGCGTGAGGAAGTAGGCGACGCATTCCGCACGCCCACTCCTTTAGAGGTAGCCTACGCTCGCGCTTTAGGGGCGGACCATCCTCTATACCGCCGGGTCTTCCGCGGGCTTGAAGGAGTGGAAGCCCAGTTGGCCGGGGCCCGCACCTACGGGGACTTCGCCCGCCTCGAGGGGCGGACCGCCATCCTGGAGCGCTACGTGGAGCAGGCGCTGATGTCCGGCGCGGACCCTAGGGTGGGGGAACGCCTCAGGGAGGAGCTGGCCCGCTTGCGGGAGGAGATCGCCAAGGAGCGGGAGGAGCGCGCCCGTCAGCGGTTC